TCCATTTCCCAATCTGAATGGAACGGTACAAGAAATGAATTAGATTTCCATTTAAATTTATAATCAAATATTTCCTGAGGAGTCATCATAGGAAACCTCTCAGATTTCTCTGAGAGGCTTTTTTTATTCTTTTTAAATTATTCTTATTCGTCAAAGAGCTTAATAGTTTCAGGCTCTTCACCTTCTGAACTACCTGCAGGTACAAGAGTTGGATTAACAATCCGCTCATACTGTTCTGAAATACGAGGATCAACGTCAAATCCATCTCCTAAAGCAACGCTTGCTTTAGTGTATGTAAAAAAGTTTTGACGACTTTCATCTTCCTTAGGATGTACAAATTCAGCAAAGAATAACGGAAATAACTGTACAGCCATTTGACCATTTTCTTGTTGAGCCACATGAATCATTACAGGATTTTCAACTGTAATTGTTTGATCTGTTTCGCTCGAGTTAATACCAAAGATGCTGCGACCAGCATTATCAATAAATGTAGTATATTTTTTATCTGACATACGTATATTTTAATATATTTTTTACTTAAGTCAACTTAAAAGATCGAATAAATCCGTTTGACAAGCTTGACCTGGTTGCTGAATTGACCAATTAACATTATCATAGAATCGTTCAATTACAGCATACAGATTTTTCTGAAACATTTTATCATAATCTGCAAAGAATATCTTTTTAAATTCTTCAGGTAGATAGTACTTATATGCTAGACAAGATATGTTATACGGGTTAGGTTGCTGAATATAAAAGTATCTAACTTTATCACCACTACTAATAGTTTCATAATCATTTTCTAAATTAAATTTTTTTAATAATAAATTATAATAATATGCAGCCTTTGCATGTATAGGCATACCTTTTGCAGTTTTGTAACCATCGCATTGTCTTGCGTAGTTTTCGTAGTTTTTTAAGCCGGAAACAAATGTAATATCTTCAATAGGTAAATTCTTAAATATCTTATATGTTTTATTTAACAATTCATTCGTTTTAGTAATACTTTGAGTTGAAAGCATTGTCTCAACTATACCTTTAACATGCGGTTTAATAGGTTCAGGCATTGTACTACGTACTACTTCAACACCTGTGTACTTATATTTATCCATTGGTATACCTTCATCATCCAATATATGCAACACATAACGTTTCTTTTGTAGAAAAATGCCAACATCTGCAATAACTTCACGTTTAAATATGAATCTACAGTCTTTAGAATTTAATGTCTTTATACCCCATATTTTAATCTTTTCGTTGAGGTAATCTTCAATATCTTGAACTTCTTTATACAATTCAGGTGTTAATTTATTACTACTATCAACGAATTGTATACCTAAATTATCAATCAAAAGTTTAATTGATATATAAGATGAGTCTGTATCGTTATAAACTACACAACTTTCTAATTTTTCAGTATCTTCAATACCAGTTTTATTTTTAACATACTGCTTTAGTAATTCGTTCGATTGTTTAATTACTGATTGACCGGTAAGTGTAATTGATGATGCAATATCATCATCACCAAACGGTGCATGTTTATTACCAAAATAACCGTAAATTGAATTAATAAAAACTTTAATACATAACTGTTTAGAATCTAACTGATCAATTTTTGTCTTTACTGCTTTATCTTTAGTAACAGAATATTGCTTTTTGAGCATATTCAATTCCTGTTTAACTTTAACTCGCTTACTATAGTAGAAATCTAGAATAGTCGGCATGACCCCTTGCTTCTTTTGACTAAAAAGTACATTTGCTTTACTAATAGCTATATCTTCATTTTTAATAAATTCAATAAATTTACTATTATCGATTGTAAATGTCTTACCGTTCACATGTCTTATAGTTACATTGTCTCCAGTTTTATCTTCAATCTTACCGACTTTCGTTTCAGGTGACATATTTAAAGATATCATCACATTCGGGTATAGTGAATTAGCGTCAAATGAAACTATATTTTCTTGAAACCCACTCCTAGGCTCACCCACATAAGCACCGGGGTTCTTACCTGTATCCTCATTTCGTATAAACGAAGGTATTTTTTGATTCCTATATCTTGCTGTAACTGCAGTTGCACCGTTGATAACCGAAAGCGAACCTAGTGCAGCTTCAAATGACGTTAAGCCAACGTATGCTAGCATTTTAATTAACTCGGTATACTTTAGTTTTTCTTCAAGCTTTTTAAGCAGTCTAACGTCCTGAATATTATACTCTACAAACGTCTGCCAATCTTTATCAGCTAAAGTTGCAAGATTCATATTACCGAAGTCTACTTTCTTTTCTCCTAACTCAGCAGCACCAATAGCATCTAGTTTATAACTTGGTTTAACTCCTGGTGAAAAACGTTTATAAACATCTAAATAGTCGATCAATGATATACCTTCAATATACCATCTAATTTGCTCTTGACCAAATTGACCTTTAATTGATCTACTATAAACTTTACCAGACGGTGATAGTCGGTTTCGCCATTCTTCACCTAATAGTCTCTCACACCTATTAATAATATACGGTAAATCGAAGAACTCTGAATTCCACCCAGAAATAATATCAGGGTAATCTTTTTCAATATATTCAACAAAATGTCTAAATAAATCATGTTCATTTAGACATTTAATATATGTTACGTCATCATCTTTATTGTCATACTCATGTAAACCAAATGTCATATATTCATCTGCAATTGAATCATATGCAGTAATAACATTACATGTATGCGTAGGGTCCTGAGGATTAGGAAACTCATCCGGTGAATAAGTTTCGATATCTACAAAAAGTACTTTAATCGGGTTCTGACTAAACTCTGGCGTTTCATTTGACTTCCAAAACGTATCAACAAGATATTGTTGAGTAGCAGGTAAATTATCAAATACTCTCTTTACTCCAGTATCTTTTATATACTTGTAACGCTCATACTGCGTCCTGAAAGTCTTCTTAACCAGTTTAGTACCAAATATAGATTCAGCATCTCCGTTACCACTTTCAATATAAAGATATGGATCATAAGAAGCTTTTACTTTAATCCTCTTACCATCTTCATCCCATGTTAATAAATTTACACATCTTTCTTTTGCATCATAGTATATATTACGGTAACTCACTACACTATTATAGTGTAGTTCCTAATTATATCTACCAAGATTAACTCTTTTTGGATCGCCTACAGCATACTGATATAGTTCAAGATAACAATCAATATTTCTATCATCCTCTAACCATCTTGTCTCAGCGTATTGTGAAGCTTTTCTACATAATGATTTATATCTTTTACGGTCATTTAATGTATTATTAATCTGATCGATCATTTCATCTCCAGTCGTAAATTTAATTGGAGCATTCTCATATGTACATAAGTCTTGACATGCAATGGGTAAACCTAAAGCGCATGCTTCTATATATTTAAGGTCAGATTTTGCTTTATTAAATGTACTATTTTGTAGCGGTGCAACAATCATGTTAACGTTTAGATCATATAATCCTTGACCATATTCATATAACCTCTTCCATGGATGGAATTCTACCTTACCATTTTGTATCAGATCTCTTATTGGTAATGGATGAGCTCCTAAAAATACCCATTGATATTTATCAACTGTATTTCGTATAACATCATTAACATGCTCGAAGTCATCTTTAAATTTAGTACGATTTTCAACGTCAAAGTGAGCTCCAGAACCAGCGTATAATATTCTTGGCTTCCTCTTATTTTTTTCAAAGCTTTCCATTGTACGGTTAATATTAGATTTACCACCTAACCAAAACTTAGGCATAAAATTAGGTATTACCGTTACATTTTTATTATTCGTCTTTGATAGATAGTAGTCTCTCATGAAAGGACATGTAACGGTGATTTCATCACATATCTCCATCATTTCTTGAGCAGATTGTCTTATCTTTGGATCGGTAAATGCTGTTTTATATTTGTTATAATCAGGTATATCTTCATGGAAACATATATCATCAATTTCGTATATTAGTTTAAAATTATTTACATCTGCCATTTTTCTCAACCACTTTACAAATTCTAATTGTTGAGGAGTTGCTTGTCTCTGAATTCTTACAGCTTTAGCTTGAGTGTAGTATTTTGCATCTAGATTCATAACTGTTGTACCATGTACAACAGCTTTACTATGAGCGTTCATAACTTGCTCAGGCCATATCATACGCCAATGACCACAACCACTATAGTCTGCATAATAATTTAAAAATCTTGGTAACCCTGTTTCAGGAGGTTTTGATGGTAAATTATTATTATTTGACGCTACCGGGGTTTTAAAATTTGGTCGTAAAGGAGCGTTACGTTGAAATGGAGCATTTCCTTGAATTAGCATATGTATTATATAGTTTATTTTGTATATTAATCAACAAAATTTACTCGTTTTGTTATACCATTACTCTTTTCTAAAAATATTATATCTCCAGTTGCTGCTTTAATACTTTCTTTTCTATGACTAATGACGAATACACATTCGTCATTTTTTTCAACCCGATTATTTAAAATTTCAAGTACAAGATCAACACCCTTTTCATCTAAGCTACTATCAAATAACTCATCGTAAAAACTTAAATTATAATGTACATCTCCTTGAGCTTTTCGCATATCCATAAAAGAAAAGAGGCATGCTAAATCAATAGCCTTTCTTTCAGCTCCGGAGAAATTATTATACTGACATATTTTACCTTTTTCATTTACAATTTCTTCTTCAAAATATTCATTAAAAATGCAGATACTATTGCTATCTAACTCTTTAAGATAATATGTTAATTTAGAATTAAAATTTCTTAGAATTTTTTTAACGATAAAACTTTTTACACCTTCTTCACTTACAACAAACTTAACAACATCTAATAAATCTAAGCTTTTCTTAATACTACTAATTTGATCTGCAATATTATTCATTTTTTCTTCAAGCTCAGCAACATTACCTGCATATGTATTTGTCTCGTTATCTATGGTAATTTGCTCTTCTTCAATTTCAGATATACATCTTACGATATACTCGATAGAATCATTTAAATGAGATATACTATATTTTTGTTTTTCAATATCAGAAATTTTTAAATTTACTATGTTGATAGCTTCTTCAATTTTACCTATCTGATTTTTAATAAGTTTAAATTCTTCTGAAAGTCTCTCTAGCCTCTTCTTACCCTCATTAATACTATTTTTAAGTTTAGTTTTTTCCTCCTCAATTACTTCAATATCATGATCTTCAATAGGCTTTAAACATACAGGGCATGTATCTTCTTCTGTACCTATACGTTTAAATGTTGTTGCATTGCTTTTCAGCGTATGAGATAATAATATTATATCGTCGTTTATTTTTATTTTATCATCAGTCTTCTCTTTTAAAGATGTAGTAAGAGATTTAAGTTTTTCTTTAAACGAGGTATCATCTAAAGCTTGAATTTTATCTAATTTTTCTCTGGCATCAATAACATCTTGTGAATGTTGCTTCAACGAAGCAGTTAATGTAGCTTTCTTTTTATTTTTATTATTTTCAAAGCTATCTACTTGTACTTTCTGAGAACTTAAGTAATTGCTTGACTCTTCCATCCGAGTAACATTAATATCAAAATCCCTTTTTATTTCAGTCTGATCAGATCTTAATTCAGATAACATCTTTGAAAAGACTTCGAGGTTAAAAATTCTCTCAATAAACTTACGTTTTTCGGTTTTATTTTTAGCCATAAACGGTATATGATTATTAAGAGTCATAATAACACAATTCTGAAAAACTTCTTGTGACGATGATAAAACTGTCTCAATATAACTACCAGTATTAGAAATAGTATCTCTTGTTTTATCTACACCATTTTTATACACATTACACTTCGATGGTCCTAGTGTTCTAACTATACGAAAATCATTAACTCCATGATACGGGTCATTCACAGTAAACGATAGTTCAACGACTGTCTTATCTCCAGTTAAGTTATTAGGTATAAAATTTTTATTAATCTCCCTTAACGTGTTTCCGAATATAGCAAAGTATAAAGCATCAGCAATAGTAGACTTACCAACACCGTTTCGTCTATCTTCTTTATCTCTGTTAATACCAGTTACGATGTGTAATCCTTTTTTGAATTCAACACATACTGGAGTATCACCAATAGATAGAAAGTTTTGTATTTTTAGTTCTTTAAATTAACGTATTTCATGGTATCTTATCAATAGATTTTTTGTATAAATCAGTAGTATATTTTATAACTTCACTCTTATTTTCAATATCAAGTAAGTTAATAAATTCATTAACTGCCTCAATCACATCAATACCTGATAAATCATATTCACCTTCTTCACTAAACTTAACTTTATTATAATTAACGTCATAATCTATTCTAAGATCACAAGGTTTATAGCTTAATAGTTTAGCCACCAATAGGTCTAAATGCTCGGTATTGATATTCTTATCAATAATTAATTTTATAATATTATTGGATATAACAGTTTTAAAAAACTCTATAACATCTTTCTCTGTAATTAACTTTGATAGGAACACTTTAATATGTTTCGGAGTTAAAGTATTTTCATAGAATGTATAATTTAAATCTTTAGTATCGAGAATATAAAAACCTTTAGTCTGTCCTGAATCTCCAAAGTCCATTTCGAACGGGTTACCTACATATACAATTTTAGATTTATTTTTAAAATCTTTTTCATCTCTCGTATGGAAATGTCCTGAAAATATAAGAGGAGCTTTTTCAATTAATACATCTGGATCATCTCCATGATCACATATTTTAAATGCATTCATTTTAAAATTTTCAAGTTCAAAATGTCCTATCACCACGTCACTTTTCGGTATATCATCAATTTTAGTTCCCCATGGGCAGAAAGTAAAAACCTGACCTCCAATTTCTTCAGTAACTAGTTTATCGTATATTTTTAAATTTGATGAACCTTTAAGTATAGATAGACTATTAATTTCACTAGTATCTTTATACCAGGCGTCATGATTACCAGTAATCATGGTAATATCAAATTCATCAAACTTATCTAAAAAATCTTTAGCAAAATTGAGAGTCTTTACACTTATTTCATCCCTGTAATGAAAGAAATCACCACCAAATATAATATCTGTAATACCGTGAGATTTTAATTCACCAATGTACCAGTCAGCCCATTTATTAGCAACACTTAACCAAAAATCATTATTTTGGTGTACACCTAAATGCAAGTCTGAAAAAATTGCAATCTTTTTATTATGCATTATTCGCTATAATCGGCGTCGTCTGAGTTCGGTTTAATATAAACCATACCATCAGTAGCATTGACCATCTCTTCTTCATATACCTTTTCTTTATATTCAGATAATGTATTGGCATGCTTCTTTTCCTTTTTAATTCTATTAATAAATGCATGAAAAGCAATAGTAGTAAAATAAGAAAATGGATTATATTCAGAATCAACATTAAACTTTTTATTAGTAACTGCAGTATACATCTTTACTAGAGCATCACCAACCATTTCATCTCTATATGTATAATTAATAAAGTTTGACTTATAACTTAAACCAGTAGCAATTTTATGTATCATCGATCCTAGAAGAGGTGTACAATTTTCACATTTATAATAGTCAACTAATTCTTGTTTAAATTCTTCTGGGTTAACATAATATTCATTTATTTTAGGTTTAGGTCCTCTTTTTTTACCTTTCGGTTTACCTGTTGGTTTTACATTAGCCATACGTCAATTATAATATAGAATGTATTAAGTTTCAACTATTTCTGTAGATTTATAATTAATTTTTTCTAGTTTATAAATTTCTTGTCTTTTTTCGGCATGTCTTGTACCATATTTTAATTTATCAACAATATCTATAATAACTAGTTTATCTTTATTATCATGCAATCTCAAACCTCTACCGATAGATTGAATTGTTCTTACAAAACTCTTACCTCCACTAGCAAATATAATCATATGTATATTTTTAATATTAATACCAGTACTAAAAATTGAACTCATTGCAATACATACAACATTATTATTAGTTTCCATTATTTTTTTAATTTCATCTCTAACTTCGACTTCCATTTCTCCTTTTACAAAAAATACCTGCTTATCTTTATGTTTAAGTAACTCATTATATAAAGCATCCCCATGTATTAAATGATTTACAAGAACTAGAGAATTATTTTTAAATTTTGTACAAAGATTTGTTATTATATTATTTCTAAATTGATTAGTATATATAAAATCTAATTCCGTTTTATATGGGTTTTGATCCTTTACTGATTTAGGATTTTTATTATATTTTATTTTTAAAAAACTAACATTAACAGTTGTAAGATAATTTTCTTCTCTTAAAGAGTAACTATCTTTATCATAAATTACATTTCCAAGTTTACCTAAAATATTCCATTCATCCACCTTATTATCTGGCAACGTACCAGTTAACCCAAACTTATTATTAGTATTAATTGCCTCTACCATCTTATTAATTTTATTACTCTTTTTTAATTTATGACACTCATCAATAACGAGTATATCAACATATTTTAAAAAATCATAATCATCAAACCGGCTCTGTAAAATACCTAAATTAGCAATTATTACATTTGCTGTTAAATCAGGTTTAATTTTACCAGTCCATCTAGTTGCTTTAAATAAAACATTATATTCTTCAAAATCTGAATATGTTTGGCTAACTAAAGATAGATCAGGTACTATTATTAGGCATTTAAAATTTTTATTAACAGTAAAAACACTCATGAGTAAAGATGCAATTGTTAAGGTTTTACCGGCTCCTGTACCCATCTTAAGAACTCCTCTACCACTATTGAGAGCTTTAAGCAATGCTTGCTTTTGATAGTCTCTCAATTCATGCTTCAAATTATCATACACTCTACATTCACCTAACCCTGGTTTTACTAACTCTAAAATACCATCACTAATTGCAATTTGATCATTTGATCGTTCTTTTTTAATGTATGTTAATATATCAAAAAACATACCATATTCAAATAAACCGGTTGGAGTTATACAGTATATTCGAGACGGTGCAGCAAAACGACTTCGACCTTTTAATCTAAAACGAGCTGTTTCATCTTTAACACTAAAATGTTCTCTTATAGATTCAAAATCATCACATTTTAAACGAATTTTATTTCTCTCTAGTGTAAACTCTATCATAACTGCTCCATTTGCATAATCTTAACAATATTTGAAACGTCAAAGCTTACACTACTAAAAATTTTTTCAGTTTTTTCTAAAAATTCGATAGTTAATACTTCATTATTTATATCTTCATTAATTTTAACTATATTAGCATGTTTAACACTAGCTTTTTCAGCAACTGGTATAGATATCTTTATCGGACTTTGCTCTAATAGTTCTTTCACCACTTGTCTCTTAATTTCTGCCTTTTCTTTTTCTAATTTATATAAATTTTTCTTATGTTTTATTAGTCTGCCTACCCAGTAATGTTTTCTTGCAGGTGTCTTCATTGAAACGTCTTTAATATTAAATTCATTAATTATAAGATCTTTTTCAATTTCAGTAATATATTGATCAATGTTATTCACTATATAAGTATAAATACTATTATGAAGAAAACAACTTTATTTGAAAAAGCTTTTAAGAAAACATTGAATGCAAGAAAAAATAGCCAAGGTTTGATGGGATCAAAGACTCAAGTGCATAAAGATGAGAAAAAAGAAACATCTAAAAAGCAAGGTAGGAAAAAGGTATCTGAGGAAGATGAAAATGTAGCTGGTGGTTCAGGTAGTGCTTTTGGACCAGCTGCTGGTACTGGCCATGGTGGTATGTCTAATACAGATTGGTATGCTCCTGGAGATTCAAGAATACCTAAAGCTTTAGGTGTTTACTAGAAAAGGTAAGGTTAAAAGCAAGTCCCGTAGAAAACCCGGAAAAAAGAAGTAAATAATAGGGTGGATACAGGTCATTGGAAGGTTTTAGAAACAATACCAGAGGGCGCTTATGGATTTATATATGAAATAACCAATTTAGTAAATGATAAGAAATATATTGGTAGAAAGCAGATGGTTAAAAGAATTAAACGTAAACCTCTTAAAGGTAAAAAGAGAAAACGTATTGATTATGTTGAAAGTGATTGGAAAACATATACAGGTTCAAGTGATAAACTTAATATCGATATAGATACAAACGGTAAACATAAATTTAAATTTGAAATTATTAAATTTTGTAAGAATAAGTACGAATTGGGTTATTATGAAACTAAAATGCAGTTTGATAAAGGTGTTCTATTAAGTGAAGAGTATTATAATGGTATAATTAACTGTAGAATCGGCAAACCACCGAAAGATTTTATGGAACCATGATATAATGACGTGTGAATAGTTTATATTTAAAAATGTATGGTTTAAATTTGATGGATTTTAATGAAATCTTTTGCAAAGACATACAACATGATATAATAAATGATTTACATGCATTTAACTTATTAGATAAGAAGCTAAACAATAAAGATGTGAATAAAATAATATTACACCATACAATTCTTCATATATGTAATAATATCTTAAAAATGAAGACGAAATCTGTAGTATTTTTCAATTATACTCAGCTTAATGAGTGTGAATTAATGAAATACTATAGTGAAAAAGAGATTTTAACATCTTTATTAAAAATTATTAAAAAATTAGACAGAGTATTACCAGTAATCCTGCATATAAGTAAATTATCATTAGATTACCTTAAACATCTTATAGAGATCGATGATGGTAAGAGCTCTTTAACGATAAATTCAATACTAATAAAATATAACCAGTTTGATATTGGAAAATATACGTTTAGTGGAATCAAAAAAATGACTAAAAAATATGAATTAACGTTTCTTAACTATGAATATTTTAATAGGTTGTCAACTAAACTACTCTTAATTAAATAAATATTATTATGGATACCTTCACTCAACTGGCTAACGATATATTACAAAAAAATAATGATATATTAAAAGAAAATCACCTTGCTGAAATATCACCTCAAAGTGGTCAATCATTTGGAGATTTTTTAAGAAGCCTTGTAGGTAAATCGAGAGAAGATATTTTAGATTCTGGAAGTTATGCTAGATTATTTTCTATGAATATGCACGGAATAGGTTCAGCATCTAATGATACAGGAAATCCTGCAGTATTAATGAGTAGATTTTTAACTAAATTTGGTGATTATGTTAATCAAGATATTACAAAATACCGTTCAGGAGCAGCTGAAACAGATGGGTTTAAAAATAGGTATGATTATGAAGGACATCTTGCAAGAGAAAAAGAACGTAAAGATTTATTGCGTCAAGTAATGACAGAAACAGACCCTGAAAAAAAATCTATATTAAGACAAAAGGCAAATGCTTTTAGAAATAACAGTGAGTATGCTGAAGCAAGAAGAGCTCTCTATAGTAAAGAAGATGAAGCAGTTGATGAATTTCATAGCAAACCTATTGAACAAGGTGAATTAGTTAATGATGGTAGTGATGAATTTAAGGAACTTGAAAGTTTATTTAATAATATTCAAAATATGAGAAGTGGTAATCAAGAAGTAGAAGATCAAGAAGTAGAAGATCAAGAAAGTGGTATTCGTTCATTGGATGGGTTTTTTAGTGATGAAGAATCACATATCGAAGATCAAGAATCATTTTTAGATCCAGAACAAACTCAAGCAGTACAATTTGCACAAAAGCTAGCAACAGACCCTAAAGGTAAAATGCTTGGTCAAGACCCACAAAAAGCAATCAATAAAGCATATGGTGCTAAAATGATTGAAATAGCTAACAAAATTAAAAGTATAAAAATATAATGAAACGGTTAAGATTTTTAAAATTATATGATACAATCCTTGAACAGGATGATGCACCTGTTGAAGCACCGCCTGTAGAAGCACCAGAAGTAACTCCACTATCTCCTGAAAGTGAAGTTCTTTTAGTTAGATTACTTAAAAAGGCAATAGTAACTAATATTGAAGCTGAAGATATTGATGCTATTTCAAATTTGAAAGATATTAACGAAGTAAATGCTAAAAGTACTCTTTCAATGCTAATAAAAATTATGCAGAAATATTCAACCGATATTGATATTGACGTATGAGCTGGAAATCCTTAGATCAAGTATATTTACAAGAATCTGCAACAAAAGTGGTAAGTAAATTACCTAGACAAC